CGGACATTATATTTATGAGTTCACTGATAATAGACAACATATGGATGAAAATAATAATTATAGAAAACATTATCCAGGATTTGTATCTACAGATAAACATCCAGATTACTGTCTTCCTTGTTGTTTTAAAGATATGGATTCTAAACAACAGAAAGATCGTAGAGAAAAATGTGGTGTTACTAATGATAAATTAATGGGTAGAAAAGATGTTATTAATAAATTACTTAATATTTCTAATGATAAACAAGACGATAGTGTTACTAACACAAAACAAGATAAAAATGTACGTATCGGTGCTAATATTCTCAGTTTCGATAAATATCCTATAAGTCCTTCTCGTTGGGGATTTTTACCATTGTCTGCAGAACTATTTCTACAAACAGATAATTCTACTGCAGTTTCTAAAAATAATCCTACATTAATTAAACAAAATGAAACTCCATTATTACGTTATGGGGTTGAATATTCTATTAATCAATCTTTTATTGCTTGTATTGCTGATTTATATGCATATGAAAAAAAAATTAATGTTCCCACTATTAAAGAAATGCGTACTAATATTATTAATAGTGTTACAATAGATATATTCGTTCATTGTAATAACAGTTCTCTTGTTTCTATATTTAAACCTAAAAAAAGATACCCTATTAGTGATTCATCAATTGAAGAATACAAAGACACAGAAATTTATAAAAATTTAAATCTTAAAAATAATTCTCAATATAATTTTTTAAAAGAAACCATAGCATCTTATGATAATTTTATTAAATATTTAAATGATGATGATACATATATCGATCATACTTATCTATGGGATATTATATCTTCCCCTGATACTGGACTCTTTAATAATGGTATTAATATTGCTTTACTTGAAATTATTGATAATGATATTACTGATAATATTTCTTTAGTTTGTCCTACTAACTCTTATTCAAATACTTTATTTGATACTGCAAAAGGTAGTTGTATTATTTTAAAACAAAATGAATTTTATGAACCCATTTATAAATATGGAAAACCACAAAAAGTTGTTAAAATATTTTACAAAGATAATACAAATATTCTTCTAACCGATGTCTTTAATATGATTAATAAAACTACCAATAGTTATTGCAAACCTAAAAATAGTATGCCACAAATTTATGATTATAAACAAAATAAACCTGCAAAAGTTATATATGATATCTTAGTAAATAACAAATTTTATGTATCTAAGCAAGTTAATAATTATAACGGTAAAATAGTTGCACTTATGGTTTCATCTAGAGAAAATGACACTAAGGAAGTATATATTCCTACTTTCCCTTCTACACCTATCAAAAATAAAGAAAAACTACAAATGATTTATATTGATGATGTAAAATGGTTAGATTATGAAACAACCAAAATGAAACTAACACAAATATCGAATAATACTAATAATCTTGTTTTATCTATGCCTGCATTTAAAGTAATAGAAGATGAATTAATTGTTGGTTTATTTACTGAAACTAATCAATTTATTTATATTAATAGTCCTGTAGAAAATCTAATTGAAGATCAAATACCTGAATATAAAGTAAATGGTTACAAAGATAATCAATATATTGAAGCCAATAAATCATTTGCTATTGATAATACTAAGGATGAAATTAGAACACAAACAATACGTAATTTATCACTTGAAACACAATTTTATAATCAATTCCGCAGTAAAATACGAGTTTTATTAAATGATTATAAATACAAAGAAATACGCGATAAGATTGTTGAAATTATATATGATAAACAACTCTTATATAAAGTTAAAATGAGAAGCTTAGATATTTTAATTAGACACCTATTAAAACCTTATGTATCATTTGTTGATTTCAATGAAGATGTTTTAAAACAAGTTAATAATCTTAATGCTATTATTGATAAAGAAGATATTAATAACATTTGTTTAAAAAATAGTAAAAATTCTATTTGTGTTCCTAATAAACATCTTGTTACTGGTAATGATAATGATCTATTGTATTATAATCGTTTTTGCGATGAGTTAATTAGATATAATAGGATACGCACATTTATTCTAGACCAAAATAAATATTTAAATACCGGAGAATTTGAATACAATATTAATAATAATGAAATTATTCTATTACAATCATTAATTACACCTGAGAACTTAGATAACCTTGTTCCTATGCCTTCTAATCAATATGTTAATCATATTACATATGATTTTGCAGATCCACGCATTCCATCTAATTTAAAACCTGGGATTGATGTACCTCTTTCTAATCAATATACTAATTTTTCACATTTAGATTTGGATATTTTACAAAAAGAATGCCTTATTAAACAAGATAAATTTATATTAAAGACAAATAAAAAATGGCAAGAAATTTTAAATGATGATGCAATTGAAAATATTACGAAAGATGCCACTCATTGTAGCTACTATACCCTGTTATATATTATTAAAAAACACCTTAATATTGATACTAATATTAACGAAATAAAAAAACAATTATGTAAATATTATAAACCTTTAATTAATAAATATCTTGTCAAAATTTGTGAAATATTAAAACAAGAAGGTAAATCTTATTATTCTAATCGTCTTAAACAAGATGAAATTACTCTTGAAACTATGATTATGAATGAAAATTATAATTTAACATCTATTGACTTATGGATTTATGCTAGTTCTACCAATTTACCTATTATATTGTTTGATACTGATAAAAATTTAACTATTTCACTTGCAGTAGATTGGTTAGTCTTAGGAGGAAATTTAGAAACAGATCATTTTTATTTTGTTAGAGTTGTTAACGATAAACAATTTAATCTTATTACACCACCCAATATGTTAAAGGATATTAGAGGATTTGATAATTTAACAAAAACAGAATATTATTGGAAAAGTATTCAATCATTTACTACAAGTATTGAAGAATACAAACCACCAGTTAAAAAAATAAAACTTACAAAGAAAGCTATATAATTTTATTTTGTACTAACTATAAAATAAAATTAATTATTTAACACTATGTATGTGTTTAAGTAACTTGCAAATGATAACCACAACAAATAAGGAACTAATAAATATGCTGATATTGGATTTATTTTATAAAATGAAATAATTGTTAAACCTAATACTATAATTAATAAAAAGATGTCTAATAATGCTACACTATATAATTTATATTGAAAGAATATTGGACTCCATATTAAATTCAAAAACAACTGTCCTGCAAATAGTAATACAGCTTTACTTGTAATACTCACTTTTCTCAATACTAAAAATAAAGCTACAAACATCATCGCGTATAATATCGGCCATACTATACCAAATACGTAACTTGGAGGACTTAATGGAGATTTTTTTAAATTTCCATACCATAAAGGATCAAATTCTACCATTTTATATTATATACTTAGTTTTTTTTTCGGGTTTTTTGTTTTTTTCGAGTTTTTTTTATTTTTTTTCCACCAACCATAGAAGGTTCTTGATAAAAAGCTTGAGCTATAAAATTATCTTCATTTATTGATATTAAATTACCTATAGGCTCATATTCTTGATAATTATGTTCTGTTATAGTTTCTGCTTCTAACTCATTATTTAATAATAGTAATTCTATTATATAATTCCCTGAACTATGAGAATTATGCATTGCTGTCTCATAATTATTTTTTTCTTTTAATGCCTGATAAAATCGTTTCTTATTTCCTTTCAAATCCACCATAACTAAACCTTCGTGTGGCTCCATACTTAAATTGTTATTTAAATACGTTTGAACGTCTTGTTCTAATTTTTTTAATAATGTTTCTATTTTTTCTTCTTCTGACATACCATTTAAATCTTTATAATCGTCATCACTTGTTGTTATTATTTGATATTTAAATAAAACTTGATTTGTTGGAAATAGAGTTCTTGAATAAATAGAATGTTTTATTATATGACTCATATATATAATGAAATATAATATATTTTACCATATACATTTATTACTTGTTATATTCGTAATACTTACACCTTTAGCACCATTATACTTATTAAAATATTTATTTATATTACCTTTACTTATTTATACTATATGGGTTATTTTTAATAACTGTCCTATAAATATACTTCATCGTAGTGATAAAAATAGTAAAGACGAGAACTTTTTTGTTCATGACGTATTAAAAACATATATCAATAAAGATATCACAAGGGACAGATCACATATTATTTCTGCTTTTGTTAGTGTTGGACTAGTAACTATTTCTGCTTTTAGATTTTTATACAAAATTTAATAATATTATATAATTAATTTTAATAATTATATAAAAAAAAATCCGGATTACCTGATTCGAACAGGTGACCCTTTGATATCTTTAAGTAACCACTACAGTCAAATGCTCTACCAACTGAGCTAAATCCGGATATGGGAATTTCCCATATATATGTATTATATAATTCTTTATGTTATTTTTATAGCATTTTTTATTATTGAGGGTGAACTCTAGAACTTACACGAAATATACTTTTATACATTAAAAGTACAATAAAACTACCAAATACAATCAACCCAGCTCCTCCTTCTGCCATTATTAATATAAACTTGATATAGTTATCTATAGTTATTTTATAAATATTTTATAAATAATTTTCAATTTTTTACAACTTCATATTACTCCATTCACTCCAATATACTCGATTTAAATAACCGTGAATTGTATTATTCATCATAAAATGCTTATATTTATCAATAGATTTATTAGTATTTTCATAACTTTTTGGTAAATTATTATCACTGCATATATGTAGTTTCATTCTTTGGTATATATTTAATCTTTTCCTACCTAAGTATTTTTTTTCAAGCAATTTATCACTTATATTACAATTAAATACTAATTCATATAATTGTATTAAATCATTTTCTTGTCTTATTTGTGATACAATATCATTTTTTTTAATATAAATCCCAGTTAGATTATGTAAATTTATTTTACCAAACCCTCCTGCATTTACGAAACGTTTATACAAAACATATATATTATCTTCTCTTTCTTTTCTATCTAAATCATTTTCATCGCCATATAGCATTATTATTAATTAGTTATATATTTTTCTATAATTAATGAAATTATCAATTTTTTTATAATTAATATTTATAATTATGAAACAAATTATAACAATTACTAATGTTGCAATAAACAAATTACATAATATATTAGAACGCACAAAACACAATGCTGTTCGTTTTTCAATAAAAGGAGGAGGTTGTAATGGGTTTAATTATGAATTAACTCCTACAAATAATTTACCTAATAAATTAGATGAAATAGTTAAAATAAAAAACGTAGAAATACACGTTTGTAATAAAAGTTTAATACATATAATTGGCACTAATATAGACTGGAAAGAAGATGTAATGGGAAGTAGTTTCCAGTTTGATAATCCAATGGCTAAATCAAATTGTGGTTGTGGAACATCATTTACAAGTAAAGCTTTTGATAGTTAAGGGTTTAAATTCCAATATCATAATTATCATCACAATTACCAATATCTTCTTTTTTAATTTTAGAAATATAATTTGGTATATCAATATTTGATTTAGAGCACATATCACTTGCATCTTCTATTTTTCCAAACATATTACTAATTTCAGTATCACGACTGGTTCTAGATATATTATTAACTTCAATATTTTGCATTTTATTCATGTCTAATACTAAATCAAATGCACCTGTTCCAAATTTACCACTTTGTCCCATCATTACACTTGCTGAAACACCACGCATATGATCGAAATCTGCGTGTCTTGATGAATTTAATAGAACCTCTGTATGAACTTCAAATGTAGCCTTTGCAATAGGTCCAATATCATCATTTAGAATTCCAGAACGGAATATTGCAACCATATTATGATTTGTTGTCATACGATCACATAGAATACTCAAATGATGATAATTAATATTCACACCGCTGAAATCCATCACTTCAAATAACTCATTATATAGCATTTGACGAGCAGCTTCTAGTCCTAATACATCAAATACTTGCTTAATATCATTACTAAATGTTCTTCTCCAATCAATATAATCAAGACTTAATATATCTAATAAATTAGAACCTGTTGTATCTAAAACCCAGGTATCTTTTTGAATATATTTTCCATCATCATGAACTACTTGATTTTGTAGCTTTCTTGGTAAAACATTTTTAATATTTGATGTTCCTCTAAGAACTATAGATTTTAATAATACTTCTTGAAAATTTCTTAACAAATAGATTTCATCAGATTGATCTAATGAACTTGCAACACCACGTTGTTTCTTTGTTTTATTTAATACATTACTATTTAAACGGATACGGAATACTAAATTACTTGAATTATAATCTGAATATATACAAGATATTTCATTTCCATAACTGTTGTTTATAGCAAAATGAATATCATCCATTGTAATATTTCTTTCAAGTAGTGTTTCAGCATCTAAAGATATACGAATTACCCAACGAGATTTATTTTGATTTTGTTCGGGATCTAATACGCTATCATCCTCCTTACACTCTTTAATTAATTCTTCAAATTCATAATATTGTTCCATTAACAATTTATCTTCTTCAATTCTTGTATTTTGGTCTATAGGGTCAAAACATACTTGGACGCCCTTTACTACATCAGCTAATTTTGTATGTTCCAACATGTTTGCATAATGATCCGCCTTATCTTGATGTCCTTCATCTATATCTTTTAAAAATATTGTCATTGAAGGATTCTTAGGATTCTTTGTCAAACGCAATATTTCCTCAATACGAGGAACACCACGAGTTACATTTGATTTTGATGCAACACCACTTAAATGGAAAGTATTCAATGTTAATTGAGTAGTAGGCTCACCAATTGATTGACCTGCAATTACACCAACCATTTCACCTGGATGGACTAATGCTTGTCTATATTTCAAAGTTATTGTTTCTAATAGTAAAATTAAAGCACGTCTATGAAATCTTTTACGAACTAGTAGTTCTTTTGGAGATAAATAGAAGTAATACATTATTTCAAATAGTTTATTTGGAACAGCAAATGAAAATGATTGTAATTTACTATAATATTCATCAATCAAATCAAATGCTTCTTGAGGAGTAATATCTACTGCTGAATTTATATTTAAATTCAATTGTCCTTGAATATTGGCAATTGTATTTTGAAAAGAAATTGGCATTTTTATTTCATTATCATTTTTATACAAGAATACATTTTTTACCAAATCATCGCGGAATGCTATCATTTTTTCTATTTGTTCTTTACAGGTTTTTTGGGTTTGGGTACGTTGTCTTTTAATACGAGTTACTGTACCCTTTGTATAAATATCAATTAAATTCTTATGTTCGTCATTTACACCTGTAATATCATAATGCATATAAATATCTTCTATCGTCATACTTACCAATGGAATATTCTGGTTTTCTGTCTTTGTAGAATCAAAATTATCATCTCCGTATGAGAATTGAATAATTTTTCCTTGATTATTTCTTACTGTCATATCATATTCTACTTTTATATCCTCCAAACCCTTAATTAATCTTCTTTGGATATATCCTGTTTGAGATGTTTTTACAGCTGTATCAATTAAACCAATTCTACCACCCATTGCATGAAAGAACAACTCTGGTGCAGTTAATCCTGAAATATATGAATTTTCTATAAATCCACGAGCACCTGGAGAATCATCAAATTTATTGAAATGAGGTAATGTTCGATTATCAAAACCATATGGAATACGCTTACCATCTACGTTTGTTTGTCCCAAACAAGATATCATTTGCGATATATTAATCAAGTTACCTTTTGAACCAGAATTTACAATCATTAAGAAACGGTTATTTTTACTCAAAGATTTACGACCAATTTTACCTGCTTGTTCTGTTGCCTTATTTAATACACTATTTATTTCTGTTTCAAATTTTTGAATATTTGTATTTGAAGTATTATTCTCAAAAATACCTAGATGAACCTTTTCAATTATTGATTGCACTTCACGCTTTTGTGTTAAAATTGCTTGAATAATACTATCTTGAGTTTTACGGTCAGCTATCAAATCACTTATACCTACACTGAATGAACTTGATTTCATGTATTCAGTTATTACATTTTGTAAATCGTCAATAAATTCTGTTGCACGCATATTTCCAAAATCATTACAAATACGATGAATTATACCCTTGGTTGTTGAACCTAGAACTGATTTTTCCATTTGACCTCGCTTATACTCACCATTATGAATTTCTAAAACATTATTCGTTGTTGTATAATCATCTTCATCTTCTTCAAATAATTTTGTTTTGAATTTTAATGTAATTCCTGGTAATATTTGAGACAATATATCAAAATTACTAATCTTATCGCCATTTTGTCTTAACTTTTTCATATCTACATTTTTACACATCATTAATATATTCATTGCATCACGAGGACTAAAATGTATGTTTGGTCTTGTAAAACGATAAGAACCAAGCATTGAATCTTGATAAATACCTATTATTGGAGAATTATTTGCAGGACTTATCATTTGGTAAGGAATTGCCGCCAAATTTTTTAATTCAGTTTCTGCCAAAATACTTTGAGGCATATGCATATTCATTTCATCTCCATCAAAATCCGCATTGTAAGGCTTTGTATCTGCTACATTCATACGGAAAGTATCACCCTTCTTCATTATTTTTACTATATGACACATCATACTCATTCTATGCAAACTTGGCTGTCTATTAAATAATACCGCATCACCATCCATCATATGTCTATGAACTATATCACCATTATGCAAACGAATTGAATCACGATCTCTATGACGTAACGTTATATTATCACCATTCTTTCTTTCCAAAATCTTTGCACCAGGATACTTTTCTGGTCCATTTTGAACTAGTTTCATAAGAAAGTCACGATTTCTGTCATTTACGGTTACTGGTTTTGTTATATTACAAGCTATCTTCATTGGAACTCCTAATTGACGAATTGATAGATTTGGATCACCTGTAATCACAGAACGAGCACTAAAATCGACACGCTTACCCATTAAATTTCCACGAATACGACCATTTTTACTATTCAATCTTCCACTTATGCAATTTAATGGTCTTCCTGATCGTTGAGCCATTGGGTCTGCACCTTTCACCTTATTGTTTGCTATCATTGCTACAAAATATTGTAATATACCTGATAATACATCTATCACTTTTGTTGGGGCATCAGCTGCTATTTTATCACGTAAATCATTATTTGTTTTTATAATATTACTGTAAATATGAGTTAAATCATCTTCACTACGTTGTTGTGCATCATGCTTTACTGATGGTCTTACTGCTGGGGGTGGCACTGGCAACACTTGACACACCATCCATTCAGGACGAGACCAGACCGGACTATAACCCATAAAATGTACGTCTTCATCACATATTCTTTTAAATATTTTTATTACCATATCAGGTGTTAATTTAATTATTACTTTATCTCCTGTATCCGTATCCATTTTCTCCCATATTGCTTGAATTGTTGACATACCCTCTACTTGAATCTTGTCTGGTTGTTTATATCCACAACCATCTTCAGTACAATCTCCACATCTTTTCACATTTGCAGCTAAATTTGTTACGTATTGCCATCTTTCATTTGCTGGTTTATTTAAAATATGTTTATGTAAATTTTTATTGATTTTTAATTTACTACACTTAAAGCATACGCATTTACAGATTTTTACTATTTCTTTTAAATGTTGAATAAAATATACTGGTGTTGCCAATTCTATATGACCAAAATATCCTGGAGTATCTATATACGTATACCCATCGGTAGGACAAATTAAACCTGGTTCTAATACACCCATCCTTGGATCAAATAAACCACCAATAACTGGTTTATTATTTATGTATGTATCACGTGTTGTTACTTCTACTACCGAATTTTTTCTAATTTCTTCTGGTGATAACATACTAAATTGGACACCAATTATCTGAGAAGATGGTTTATAATCATCCATTGTTGTATTTTGTGGTGACATTTTAATATATCTATATATTAATATGTTTATATAATTTTCATATTCTATAAATCAATTTTTTAATTATCTTCCTTATATAATTTTCTATATTCTTTCATTCCTCCACTATATTCATTCATATTTACAAAACCTTTTTTCATTAATTCTTTTATTGTTAATTCTGCTGCATTACATTTATCATGAGCACAATATACTATTACTGGTACTTCATTTATTTTTAATTTTTTACTTTTTATGTATGTATTTAATTTGGGATAATGAACCTTTACTACTTCTTCAAACCATTTTTCTAATTCTATTTTTGACATTTTTGATACATCTTTATTAAATAAATTAAATGTTTTGGGAATATGGTCTTTTCCATAATATTCACTGGGTAATGCATTTATTATTACTGTTAAATCATCTTTCTTTTCTTTCATAAATTTTTCTAGATTATATTTACAAATTACTATCTTTGTATATATTTGATTTTCCCATTTTCCATTTTTCTCTATTACAAAATGCATATGCCGGAAAAATGTATTGTCTTTTTTATCACTTGTTTGCTTTGCTTTGTATAATTGAGGACACGCCAATCTTATTTTTACACTCCCTTTATCATTTGATTTTGTTACGCCACTATTCTCAAATTTATTATATGCGGTTTTTGCATCAGTTATAATTGGACTTTTATCATTTTTCTCATCTGCAGCCCAATATAATATTTTTCTATTACATAATTTTTCACCTAGTTCTAAATTCATTTCAACATTACTAAAATCTGGCTTTTTTAAACTCATACTATGATTATTTATAAATTCACGAACGTAATCTGTTTCTTTTAACCAATCTGGTTTTAAAGATTCTTTTGATTTTACTACTTTTTCTATATCGAAATCTAAACAACTAGCACAAACTCCTTTTTTCATTTTATATATATATATTTATATAATGTTTAAAGAAAACTTTAAGATTGAATGGAAAGAAAATTTTAATGAAACTTTGAAGTTATATCAACATTTATTATACTATTTAGGCAGGATACTTGCTGTATTTATTTTTGGACCATTTATTGTGTATAAGGGAAGAAAATATAATGATATTTATTTAATACTATTTGGTATATTATTAATGTTATGGGATGGTTCAAAACTTATTATTCAAGCTTATTATGACGATTATTCTTATTAATCTACTAACTCTTTTTTCATTATAATACACATTATTATGAAAAATTATTATTTACTTACGACGAGGCTTTCTTGATTTCTTTCCTGATTTCTTTGTCTTACGATTGTATTTCTTTCTTGTCTTTCTACCTTTCTTACCACCTGCTTTTGGTGCTTCTTTTTGTTCTTTAATATAGTTATTTAAATCTTCTTCAAAATCAGACTTTATTTTGGCATACTTGTTTTTTAATTCTGTGTTTATTATATAATCTACACCACTAAGATATATGTATTCACGTTTAATTTCTTCTACACTTAGTTTATTAACAAAATCCGTTATTTCATCTATTAATTGATTATATGATGTTGTATTTCTATGATACATACCGGATCTAAATTTTTCATAAATTTTGTCAGAAAGATTTTTTATATTATCTGTTTTTATGTCTTCCTTATAGTGTCTCTCAAGATTGTCTCCCACTTCCGCAACATTACTAATGTCAGTATTCTTTAATTCATTATCATGAAATTTACCCATAGCATACAGAAAATAATCTTTAATCCTCTTCTTTATTTCATCATTTTTTAAATTTTCAATAATTTCAATATAATTGTCTGGGTTTTTTTTTAATTCTTCTCTTATTTCAGCAGTATTTAATGCGGCATCACCACCTTTTTGTTTACAGTTTTTTCTTGGCATATTATTATTAATATATAATTATCCTAGATTATATATTACTAAAATTATTTAATATTACTTACTTGCAACGATGCTTTCTTGATTTCTTTCCTGATTTCTTTCCTGATTTCTTTCCTGATTTCTTTGTCTTACGATTGGATTTCTTTCTTGTCTTTCTACCTTTCTTACCACCTTCTTGTACTGGTGCTCCATGTTCTGCTGTTACTTCTGCTGCTTTTTTTTGTGCTTCTTCTAGATTTTTGTTTAATTTATCTATATATTCTTGTGAATTTTTTTGTAATAATTCCTTATTTAAAATTTCAATTTCATCTTCATCATATTTGTCTTTGTCATCCTTACCTTTTAATTCTTCTATTTCATCTTTTAATTTCTTAATCTTAGCCGGATAATTATCTAAATTGGTTTTTGCTACGGTTACTTCGTGTTCTGCGTGTCGTATTATCTGTTCTTTCGTTTTTATTATCTCTTTCTTTACACCTTCCACACCCCATACTCTATTTTTTATAATATCATTAAGTTTCTCTATCCTATCCTGTATCATTTTGTCCTCATCAATTATTAATTTGTTGTTCTCATCATATATAACATCTTTGTACTTATTAGTTATATTTTGTATACCAGCAAAGGAGTTATATGTTTCTATTATTTTTTTGAAACCATATTTATCAACATACTCGTTTACAATATTTTTTAGTTTTTGTATACGGTTTTCTGAATCTTTTATTACAGATTTTATATGATAACCTGAACTCCAATATTTTTCTTCTTTATAAATATCTTGTACAAGTGTGTCTACTCTTTTTAAATCTTCGTGCAAACTTTTTGGTAATTCATTTTTTTCGCTATTCTCCAATACATCTTCATGTATTTGATAGCGGTAAGCGATAGCTAATCTAAAATAAAATATTATTTCTTCCTTCATTTTTTTTTCACGGTATTCAAGTTGTTTCGTCTTATCAGTTATATATTTTTTTTGTTCGCCGTTTTCATTTTTTTTAAAGTTGGTTAGTTTTTCTGTATTTTCGTTTACTTCCTTCTCATCTTTCTTTAAAGAATTTTGTAGGTTTTTTAATCTCTCTTCCTCTGACAGTACCACCGTGTTCATATAATTTTCATAAGTATCACCACGACGCATTATTATTAATAATATATAATTATCCTAGATTATATATTACTATTCAAATGGTTACATCATTATATTAGTTGTTGCTAAACATCTATTACACGATTCAAGAGAACCTTCCACCCAACTTTGGGTTAAGCTATAATTTTCCCCACAAATATATAAATTTTTACAAGGATTTGTTATTAGATTTGCTACCTTATTACTATCTATTCCTTTATTCCAATAACCTACACCACAATCCCAATTAAATACCCATACCTTTTCTGGTGCATTTATTTCCCTTTTAAATGTTAATTTAACATTTTTCACTATTGCATCTTTTACTTCTTTGTCTGTTTTCATACTATTCCAATATTTTGTGTATTTATCGTCGGTGTATGATATCATTATCAAACCTTTTTCTACATTCATAGGTATTACATATCTTAATTTATTATCTGTTATTACCTTTTTTTTTAAATCTTTAAACCAAATATCTTGTTTATTAAATAAAGCATACACACGACATAATGATTTACAAGATATTGACTTTTCTAATATATTTCTAATAGGATTTAAAAAAGAAAAAGATAATAATGATTGTTTTGGTAAGCATAATGCAATCTGTTTACTTTTAATTTCTTTATTATTAACATTAACTGAATACATATCATTATGATATTCTATTGATTTTACATCACTCTTATTTTTTAAAATACCATTACTTTCTTTTATTTTTGTAACCAACGTGTCTATCATATGATGAAAATAACCGCTATAATATTGAATATCAGTACGAATACCTTTTGAAAATAAATGATAAGCATCATACATGTTCATATTTTTAAGTTGCCCGCTGTATCCTGATGCTATTAACATAAATTCTAATTCATCTTTTTTCAAGTGTTTTTTTGCATACTCTTGAAAAGTGTATTTTCTTAATTTTTCGATTTCTTCACTTTTTGCTTTATCTAATATTTGATTTATATAAACAAAACCTGTTTTATTATCAAATTTATCAGTAAAATTATTATTACTATCAACAAATTCTATATTTGAGCTTCCTCCTTTATCCTTTCTAAAATCCAGTAATTTTAATTCTTTTAATAATTTGATTACTTCTACATGATTTAAATTAAATCGTGCTGCGCCCGCAGGAAAAGAATATATCTCATCATTTATTTTTTCATTATGTTGCCATATACGACCACCATATCTATCATTTTTTTCTAATAATATTATTTTTTTATCTGTGTTTAATAGTTTATAATATAAATATAGACCGGATATACCACCTCCAACTATTATTAAATCATACATTATATACTATAACTTTAAAATTATGTAAAAAATTGAATTAAAAATATGTTTATATCTAGTATCAACCTATATTGTCACAATGACTACTATTAAGAACAAGTTGCGTAAGGAGATGTTGAAGAATAAGCTAAAGAAGACTGAAGACACTGATAGTGAAGAAGAATCTGTCTATGAAACTGATTCTTCAGAATCTAGTGTGCCTTCAAAGAAATCTAGGAAAGAAAAAAAAACAAATAAAAATAAGAAAAACAACCGTAAGTATAGTAGTGACGATAGCGATGAAGAGGCAGATGAAGATATCGACGTTGCTAAACTACAAGAGATTATTTCCAATATATTCCCTTCTAAATATATGTCAAAGCGTGCTAAAAACACTGCAAAAAATAATAAAAAGAAACCAAAGAATGAAGTAAAAAAATATAATCGTCCTAGAACTCGTAGTATGTCAAAGACAGAAGAAGAAGATGATGATGAAAGTGACGAGGATTATGAAGAGGATGATGAAAGTGAGGACATTGAAGATACAGAAGATGAAGACGAAGACGACGAAGAAGATGAAGACGACGAAGATTATGATGAAGAGGGTGAAGAGGATGAAGATAAAGGAGTCTATAATATTGTTCTAGCACTTGATGGTGTGGAAGATGATGAAGAAGAATATATAGAAGATAATGCAGAGATTGATAGTGATGACGAACAAGCTTTTATGAAAGAAACATACGAACATATTGCTGGGAGTACTGATGAAAAGCAAGAAAAGTTAAAAAAGGATAAGAAAAAGAAGAAGAATTCATCGGAGAATGAAGAAATCATATTAACAGATGTAGAACAAGAATATCTTGAATTAGTTGAAACAAAGAAAACTCTTGCAAAACAATTAGAGAAGAAACCAACTAGTAAAATTCTAAAGAATGCGATTAGTGAATGCAAAGATTCTATTAATAAGCTAATTAAAAAGGCTCGTTCAAAGAATGCTAAGAATTATCATAAATTAATTCACAATGATAAGAAGCGAACCAATGAGATTGACTATTTCCGTAAAAAGTTATCTAATAAAGAACAATTACGAATAATGAGTGATTTGAAAGAAATTAATAAACATATTAATATTGATAAGCCTTATAGATTGTCACTTCTTGACTCTAAAATGCCAGCAAAGTTCAAAGCAACTGCAATGCAAAAATTAAATGTATTGAAAACAATGGAACCAGGTGATCCTGAATATTATAAAATTAAAAATTGGGTCGATACATTTATGAAAATTCCTTTTGGAGTTAATAAAAATCTGGAAGTGAATATGAATGATGGTATTGATGTTTGTCACAATTTTATGTCAAATGCAAAAACGACATTAGATAATTGTGTATTTGGATTAAATGATGCAAAGATGCAAATTATGCAGATGATGGGACAATGGATTTCAAACCCATCTGCAATGGGAACTGCCATTGCAATTAAAGGACCAATGGGTACAGGTAAAACTACTCTAGTTAAAGAGGGTATCAGTAAAATTCTTGGTAGAGAGTTTGCATTCATTGCTCTAGGTGGAACAGGTGACAGTAGCTTTCTTGAAGGTCATTCATATACATATGAAGGTAGTACTTGGGGTAAAATCGTACAAATATTAATTGATAGTAAATGTATGAACCCAGTAATTTACTTTGATGAATTAGATAAAATTAGTGATACTCCAAAAGGTGATGAAATTACTGGTATATTAACACATCTCACAGATACTTCTCAAAACAGTGAATTTCACGATAAATACTTCTCAGAAGTTAATTTTGATTTAAGTAAATGTCTATTTATATTCAGTTATAATGATGAAAGTAAAGTAAATCCTATTTTACGAGATAGAATGTATCGTATTCAAACAAAAGGGTATGAGTGTAAAGAAAAAGTAGTTATTGCTCGTAATCACCTATTGCCAAAAATCCGCGAACAAATTAATTTTACAGAGGAAGATATCATTATCCCTGATGAAACTTTACAGCATATTATTTCAAATAAAGAATATACTAAGGATGAGGCTGGTGTTCGTAACCTAAAGAGATGTTTAGAAATCATTTATACAAAACTTAACTTGTTTAGATTAGTTAAAAAAGAGGAAAAACTTTTTGAAAAAGATTTGGATTTGGAGGTAACATTCCCTTTTACAGTTAAAACAGAGCACGTTGATAAATTTATCAAAAAAGAAGATGGAATGAGTCAAAGTATGCTAGCTATGTATATTTAAAAATATATTTAAAAATTATTTTGTAATTATAATAAGAATTTTTTTATGGAAGACGAATTTATACTTAGAAAATTAACGGAGATTACCGTAACTATAAATGAAATTGATAATAAAGAAGATGAAGACTTAACACAAATATATAATTCTATTAAAAAATATATTAATAAACATTGTAAGCATAATATTATAAGTGATTATATAGATATTACACCAGACTACGGACAAACAATTAAATATTGTGATAAATGCTGGCAAACATTTAATTTTTGAAATAATTTTGTAGTATTTTTACTACTACTACAAATATTTGATTTACACCTTCGGTCATTTATACCAATGAAGATTTAAAATGTCCTATTTTAATTCTTCAGCGGTGTAAAATCCCGTTTTTTTATATTTGTATTATATATAAATGAAATCAAGTATATATAAGAGTCAAATTATTATGTTTATCGTAATGGTCATTATTGGTATGCTGTTTAATCCTATGAATATATTAGCATATAGATTTGCAGACTTGTATATATCGCAAACACTATTTTATGGTGGTTTGTTAATGGCTTCAAATATGATGTGGGCGCACGAGATCGTTCATTATTTATCAATGGGACATTTTAATATGTTAGTTTTATCTGTTGGAATTATTTTATCTATTAGCGTATCAATTTTATTATTACGCCAACAATTATTAGTTGATGATAAACAATGGTTAAGAAGAATGATTAGTCATCATTCTACAGCATTAACCACATCTCATAAAATATATAATAAAACCAGTAATCCCAAATTAAAAAAATTAGCAAAAGAAATCATTGATACACAAGAAAAAGAAATACAATTAATGAAATCTATGTTATAACCTTCTCTGTACTTTACACCCTTGAATATTCAAACACCGTTTTACTACATTCTAAATCTTCAAGGGTGTAAAATAGGACAAATATAATAAAAAGATATAAATATTTGTTTATTATATAAGTATCGTAATGGATAAAATAAAATATTTTAATAATAAATGGATATTCCAAGATGACAATGAAACACAAGTTATAAATGAAAATTATACGAAAAAACTTCCATATGAAATAGTAAATATCATACTTGAGTATGATGGACGCATCAAGTATAAGTATAAAGTTAAAAATGCAGTTGATTATCATAAGTTTGTAAATATAATTCATAAACACGATGAAAGATACAATATAATTAGACCGATTATCCATAAAAAACATCAAATTATTACGAATACCCAATTGTGGTGGTGTAACAGAAATCTTCCAAGATTTTATTTCGAGGTCATCTTTGATAATAATCCCAATTTTATTTTATGTTATGATTATAATTGGGCTGAATATAATCAATTTGAAATATGTTACACTGATTTTAGAGGTTCAGGACATATTCTTGGAAGCGACCAAATTAGAACTATATACAAATAAATGTAGGTAAAACAACGTTTTAAATC